AAAATGTAGGGCAAAAACCCTACATTTATATAAATTCAATAATTAATACTTTAAGAATGCATAATCATAACGAAGTGTTAAATCAATCATTACAACATCTTCAGCTGACCAATCTAATGATCCAAAATTAGCTTCAGTTATAAATGTCCCATATAAAGCCCATTCTTCAATAACTTCTCCTATAGGAGATAGTTGTGATAACGTAAGAGTTTTTTTATACATATTAGAATAGCCATCTCGGCCCGTTGCAGATTCATGATGCAATCTTACCCATTCTATAACTGCTCCAGCTGCAGATGGCTCAATTGGATCATATAATTGAACTGCAATTGAATTCCATACTGACTTGCCTTTTACATATCGTTGAACATTAATATGATCCAATGTAATTTCGCCGTTTGAAATAGTAGGTTTTGCACTAGTTTTAACAAGATATGCTGGAATTGCTCCTGCTCCGGTGGTTTCTGGGATTGATAGTATAAATTGATGTTGTTTTTTCGGTTCCCAACTATATGCGTTATTTTTGTAAAATGCTTCGTTACCGAAGTCATTTAGACTAGGGTTTACCATTGTCCCTAATTTGTCACCATATGAATCATCTTGCATTATTGGCATATTACTCCTATATTATTTTTCATTTATTATAAATATGATTACGGTTAAAAAATATCATGTTAATTATTACTGTCCTGGAAAGGCTGCACCTGTTGGTTGTATATTAAAATCTAAAACAATGAATTCAGCCGTACGAGTTGGTTGTAAAAATATTTGTCCGTATAAAATATTTTGATCAATTATATCAGCTGTATTATTTGATGCATCCATTATTACCTTAAATGCAAATAATCCTTGATTGGCTTGTACTTGATTCATATATGGTTCAACAATATTTAAAAAACTAGATCTAGTTTGTGATGTATTTTGTTCAAATACTAGATATCTAGTTGATGATGCAATAAATTTCTTAACTGCAATAAGTAATCGTCGTACATTTACTCGATCCAACGCACTTGGTAAAGCTTGCAATGTTTTTTGTCCCCATATGGCTATTCCATCATTAGGAAAATTTGCAATTGGATTAATACGATTTTCATACAATGTATCGCGATTTGCTTGTGTTAAATTTACATATGTATCCAATACGCCAGTTATACCACCACGACTTAATCCAGCTGGCGCGTACCATGGTGCTGCTACTCGGTCATTAAATGCTAATACTCCAGGTACAACTACTGATGGTGGTACATATACCGGAGTATTAGTTGTTGGGTTTAAAATTTGAACCCATGGCCAATAGCTGGCTACATAGTTGTTATCAATTACAGATGTATCAGCAACAACTGCACTAATAGATGCATCAATACCATGTGAATCCATAACATAAAATGTATCTTGTCGCATTTGTACCAATGATCTTGCAAGACTTGTTACATTGCTATGTTTATTGTCTAATATTCCAGGCGTTATTAGCATATTCATATCATAGTAATCTGTATTACTTAACAATGTAAATGCTTTATTATATGCTTTAGTGCCGGGCGTTTGCGTTCCGCTACAATCAAATCCAAATACGTTGCTTTCTTTTATATTAGCTCCAGATAATTTTGGTAGGTTTGGTTTTGCTCCATCAAATGCACCTTGCATAGGTACTATAAATTTGCGTGTTGTTGTTGCAATATTAGTTGCAAATGTTCCTGCTGCTAATGCTGCATCAATTGATCCAGTATATGGTGCTGCTAATGAAGGCCATGCTGTTTGCGCACTTTGTGATGCGGCACCTAAATTAAAATCTAAATTAGATCCTGTTGTGGAGCCGCTCGTTGGTATTGGAGCTAAATAATTTAAATTGTTAACATTTGTAAAATCAAATCCAAAATGGGTTGCACCATACACTCCTGATGTTATATATTCTGCTGATTTTAAATTTACTGAGCCTGATGCCATTGCTATTGGACTAACAGGTGCTCTAAAACCAAATGGTAACAAAGATTTTGAGTTTGATTGTGATTCAACGCTAGGATCAAGTTCTACTCGAATATATTTAGATCGATTTAAATATGTACCAGATTTAACTAAATCTCCAGAGTCTGTAATTGTTGTTGTTTGATCTCCAATTATTCTGCCAATATATTTTGGAGACTTTGGATTCAAATTAACATTAAATGTTTCTAATATATTAGGTTGACTGTCAGTATCATCTGATGAATATGGTGAATTATAAATTTTTGATGTATTAACTCGTCTTACAACAACTGTAAATTCTCCATATCCCGTAGCTCCGGAAATTTCTGAATCAAGTTTTATGTTTGTAATTGCAATTTTTAATTCATGATTAGCACTAGTACCATGTGATATTGTATGAAATTTAAATAAATCTTTAGTTACCGAATTCTGTGCTTGTGAAGTAATCCAAGGAGTGGATGCATTTTGATAGTCTTGCAATAATTCATGATTTGATATTAATGCTAATTTAACCGATACATGTCCTAGATTATTAAATAATGTTTCTGGTGTTGGGTGTGCATATTGAACATATACTGGATAATCTCGTGATGCTGGAGATTGACCGAATATGTCAGTTATATCATTGTTAACAGTCGACTTTATTGAACAACTAATGCTAGTGCCCATGGGCGTTAAAAATGATTTGTATCCCGGTAATGTTGTATCAACTGCATATGAGCCGGAGACGTTCAATGTAAATGAACCTGACCCTGCATCTGACAATGTTGAATTTTGAAATATATTTGTTGCACCTGTACTAGATACGGTTTCTGTTGGATGCAATACATGAGTTACATGAGAAACACTTGCAGATGTTGCAATTATAGCAATTGCTCCGTTAGTTAATTTGTATCCATCTTCATACAATAATCGTGTTACTGTTATTGTGTTGCCATTTCTTAAATAATCATTTACTACAAACGGAACATATGAATCATCTGTATATGATCCAAATACTGCAAAAAAATCTGCAAAGCTTGTAATTTGTGTTGGTACTAATGCAGGGCCTTTTTGTGTTGGGCCTACAATTGCAGCTCCAATTTGTGCAATTCCGCCTGCTAAAAATGATTGATCTACTTCTTTTGTAAACACTCCAGGTGATACTATTCTTTCTGCCATTTTATTACTCCTATATTTTTTATATAAATATGATGTTATTCAACCAAACCGGTACTAGGAGTAAATGTTCCTTCATTAATGTTAACTTGTCCTTCACCATATCGTTCTCGCAACGTTTCTAATAATTCAGATTCTTTTATTTGCAAGGCTTCAAATTCGGCAATTGCTGTATCTTGATTTGAATTTAATTTGTCAATTTCTTTTTGCAACATAAGTATGCGAATTGAATTGTTTCCTATTACATTGGAATTTTCTGCAAATTCATCCCGTAATTGTTGAATTAATAATAAGTGTTCTTCATCCAGTTTTTTGGTCATAGCTTGTTTCCTTTTTATTTTAATATATGTAATTTATCATGATAATCCAAGTATTAGTCAGTAATAATAGTAAATGTATCTAGT